CCGCTGCGTTGCTCAAAAAAACGCCATTTCAGCCTCGCTGACAGCGCGCTCCCCTTTATGCAAAGGTCTCGCTTGCGGGAGAGGGACAGACCTGCGGAGCAGGTCAGGGTGAGGGCCTGAGCGGGTCTCGCACTCCGGGCCCTCACCCTCGCCGCCTTCGGCGTCTTTCCCTCTCCCGCAAGCGGTAGAGGGCAGAAAAGAAGTTCACCCGAATTTCATACAAGGAACCCCCATGTCATCCCGCAATATCTTCTCGGCCTTTCTCGGGTCGCGCAAATATACCGTCCGGCATCGCGACTGCGACGGCCAGGTTCATTTCGAAACGCGGCAGGATTGCGCGCCGATCGTCGAATTCGTCAAGGCGCGCCGCGATGCGCCGGTCGACCGCGCCTGGACGCATCTCGCCGAGGTGCCGATGGCGGTGGTCGGGCAATGGATGCGCGACGGCGGCCTCGACGACGAGGCGCATGTCCGGCGCTGGATCAACGATCCCGCCAATCGCGCCTTCCGCGTCTATGAGGGGCGGGTCTGATGGCGCGGCTCAAGATCGCCTTGTGCGTGCCGGCTCATGGCATGGTCCACGCGAAATGGGTGCAGTGCCTGACCGGCATGATCGGACACACGCTGCGGGCGGACCTGGTGGACGGGACCGGCGACCGGCTCGATGTCGAGCTCGAGACGTTCATCGTCTCCTCGTCGATGCTGTGCGAGAGCCGGCACCGGCTGTGCGCGGAGGCGTCGTTGTGGGGTGCCGATTATATGGTCTTCCTCGATGCCGACCATGTGTTTCCGGCCGATATCCTCTGCCGGCTGTGGTCGCGCGGGCTCGATATCGTCGGCGTCAACTATGCGCGGCGCTGCGAGCCGACCGCGCCGACCGCGGCCGACGCCGACACTTTGGTCTATACGACGATCGACAAGGCCGATGACGGGCTGGTCGAGGAGGTTGCGCATCTCGGTTTCGGCATGGTGCTGATCCGGATGAGCGTGTTCGACCGGCTCCAGGCCGACGCCGAAGCACGGGGACAAGCATCGTTCATGCCGTTGTTCGTGTTCGAACTGAAGGATGACGGGATGAGCATGATCGGCGAGGACGTCTATTTCTTCAGGAAGCTGCGCGCGGCCGGCATCAAGGTCCATCTCGACCATCAGGCGTCCTGGGAATTCGGCCACCTCCACGAGATGATCATGACCAATGCCCATGCCGTCGTGCAGGCCGACGACTGGCGGGCATCGATGCGGAGTTTCGGCACGCGGCTGGCGGAGAAGGCTGCCGTGATCGAGGAGCAAGCCGCATGAGCATCACCCTGACGATCGCCACGCCCGGACCGGTCGCCGATTTCGACGATCTCGTCGCGGCGGTGGCGGATTATCTGAACCGTTCCGAGATCACCGCGCGCATCCCGACCTTCATCCAGCTGGCCGAGGCACGCTTCAACCGGCTGATCCGCACGCCCGAGATGGAGAATTCGGCGGCCTTTGCGGTGACCGGCGACCTGCTGCTGCCCGACGATCTGCTCGAACTGCGCGCCGTGCGGATCGCCGCCGGGCCGGACCGCGAAGGATTGCTCGAGCAGGTGACGCCGGCGCAGTTGCGACGCTATGGGCGAACGGCGGCGCGACCCTGCTTCTATGCACTGCAGGCGGGGACGATGCGCTTCGCGCCGCCGCCCGACGGGCGTTATGACGTGACGATCGATTATTATGCACGGCTGCCGGCATTGAGCGCCGAACTGCAGACCAACTGGTTGCTCGATCGGCATCCCGACCTGTATTTGTTCTCGGCGCTGGCACATTCGGAGACCTATATCGGCACCGACGAGCGCGTCGCGCTGTGGAAGGCGGGCGCGGACGAGATCCTGGCGGAATTGTTCGGGGCGGCGAACCGGCAGCGATACGGCGCCGCGCCGCTGCGGCTGCGGGCCGCGGTGACAGTTTAGCAAATACTCCCTGCGCCGAAGGCGTGGGGAGGATGTAGAAGGAATTCATCATGCGCTATATCTTCGGGCCGTGGCTGCCCGATCTGCCGCCGCACGGCCATGACGGGCTGGTGCTCGCCGAGAATTGCTATCCGTCGCCGGCCGGTTATCGCCCGGTCAAGGGCTTCGCGCCGCTGGCGCCGGCGCTGGCCGGGTTCATGGGCGGCGCGGCCTATGTTTCGTCCGACGGTACGACGAGCCTGATCGCGGGCACGGCGACCGATCTGTGGCTCTATTCGGGCGCCTGGGCTTCGGTGCTGGGATCGCTTGCCGCCAGCGAGCCGTGGCGGTTCACGCAATTCGCCGACACGATCGTCTGCGTCGCCGGCGGCGCGCCGGTGGCTTATGATCTCACGACGCAATCGGCGGTCGAGCTGGGCGGGTCGCCACCCAATGCCGGGCTGTGCGCGACGGTGCGCGAGTTCGTGGTGCTGGCGGGCGATGCCGATGCCCAGCAGAGTGTGAGCTGGTCCGACCAGGGCCTGCCCGACGAATGGACCGCGGGGCAGGCGGGCAGCCAGCCGCTCTATGCCGGCGGCGAGATCACCGGCCTTGCGGGCGGCGAATATGGCGTGATCCTGCAGCGTCACTCGGTGAAGCGCATGTCCTATACCGGCGATCCGGCGCTGCCGTTCCAGTTCGACGAGATCGGATCGAATATCGGCTGCATCGCGAAGGGATCGGTGGCGCAGCATGGCCGGCTGATCTTCTTCCTGTCCGAGCGCGGCTTCGCCTTCACCGAGGGGACGGACGTGACCTTCATCGGCAACGAGAAGGTCGACCGCACCTTCTTCGCGATGCATCCGCGCGCCGATCTCGACCGGCTGTGCGCGGCGGTCGATCCGCGCAATTCGCTGGTGATCTGGGCGATGCCGGGCAGTCCGGGGCGGCTGTGGATCTACAACTGGGTGCTCGATCGCTTCTCCACCGCGACCTTGGATATCGGCGGATTATTCTCCGGCTTCACCGCCAATGTCTCGCTCGATGCGCTCGACGGGCTGTTTCCCGACGGGATCGACAGCGTGGCCGGATCGCTCGACGATGCCGCGTTCCAGGGCGGTTCGCCGCTGCTGATCGTGGTCGCGGGTGACGGCACGCCAGGCGTGCTGACCGGCGCCAATCTGGTGCAGAGCTTTCGCATGCCGTTCGTCGAGCCGGTGCCGGGGCGGCATGCGCGGATCTGGAACGCGCGGCCGATCGGCGACGCGACCGACGCGACGATGTTGACGCTCGACGCGCGCGTGCGGATCGGCGACGGGCCGGCGAAGATCGCCCGCACCGAGATCCGCCGCTCGGGCGACCTCCCGATCCGCGCCGACGGCCGCTTCGTCCAGGCCGAGCTGGTGATCGCCGACCCCGCCTGCAGCTTCACGCAGGGGATCGAATTCGACGCGGCCGCCGGCGGGCGGCGATGAGACTCCCCGCGATTCCGGTCAGTGCGAGCAGCGTGCCCGAGTGGATCCGGCGCGCCGGCGAGGCGGTCAACCGGCTGATCGGCGCACTTGGCGGCGTCGAGACGCGGCTGACGGTGGCCGAGGGCGAGATCGATGCGGCCGAGGCGGCGATCGACGCCGCCGAACTGGCGATCGATGCGGTCGCGGCGGATGTCGCGACGGTGCAGGCGTTTATCGCACCGCCAGTGAACCTGCAGGCCAGCCGCGTGACGGCGCGGGCGGTGACGAGCGCGCCGGCGATCGGCGACGCGGATCTGGTCGTCGGCGTCGATGCGTCGGCCGGCGCGGTAACGGTGACGCTGCCCCCGCTCGCCGCGCATCCCGGCCGCGTGCTGATCGTGCGCAAGCTGGATGCCGGTGCCTATGCGGTAACGATCGACGGCGACGGCGCCGAGTCGATCGACGGCGCTGCGACGCGGGTGCTGGCGGCGCAGTGGGAGACGGTGGCTCTGGTGGCCGGACCGGGTGCATGGTGGGTGGTGTGACGCACCATTTTCTCCCCTCCCTTTCAAGGGAGGGGACTGAGGGGTGGGTGAGCGCACGGGCCGGCTCGATGCTGGCTCGGGCGCTGTCTTTGCCGCTGGCGCGGCAAGCTCGGCTCCGCCTCGCACCCACCCCCGGCCCCTCCCTTGAAAGGGAGGGGAGTGAAGAAGAGCGGAGGCTTTGCATCGGCATCCTCCCCAACCCCACCAGCGCCCGGGCCTGGCCCGACATCGCCGCCCTGCTCCAGCCCGCCGCCGACCTCGCCGACGGCATCATCGCGCTCGCCGGCCGGCAGCTCTGGACGGCGTATGACGGCCGCCTGCTCGCCGCCGCGACGACCCGAACCACGCTCGACGGCTGGGCGGAGGTCGAACTGGTCGGTGGCAGGGACGTGCGGCGCTGGCTGAAGCCGCTCGATGCGACGATCGCCGCCTGGGCGGCCGATGAGGGCATGACCGCGATCCGCGCCTACGGCCGCGCCGGCTGGGCGCGGCTGCTGGGCTGGGATGTGCTGGGCATCGACGATGGTTCAACCGTCTATGAAAGGAAACTCACCTGATGGGCAAGAAATCGAGCAAGTCGACGACCGGACCGAGCAAGTTCTCGCAACCCTATATCACCCAGGCGGCGAACGTGCTGCAAAATGCCTATGGACAGAATGCGGGATCGGTGCAGGACATCGCCTCGACCATCCAGGGCGGCATTCCGGCCGTGGCGCAGAAGGCGTTCGGCAGCGATCCGCTGCTGGCCTCGGCCAAACGCTATAATGGCGACGTCCTTGCCGGCAAATATCTCGGCGACGATCCCCGGCTCGAGGCGATGGTCGCCCGCGCGCGCGACGACACGACCGACAGCGTCGGCGCGCGCTTCGGTGCGCTGGGCGGCTATGGCGGTACCAGATATGCCGACGCGCTGGGGCGGGGACTCGCCGATAGCGAACTCGGCCTGCGCTACCAGAATTACAAGGACGAGCGCGACGCGATGGCGGCGGCGGCCGGTCTCGCGCCCGACCTGGTCGGTGCCGAATATGCCGGCATCACCCCGCTGCTGGCGCTGGCCGGCGCTGGCGCCGAACTGCCGTTCGCCGCGAGTAATGCCTATGCGAGCGGGATCGGCGGGCTGCTCGGCAATTATGCGACGACGACCACGAAGAAGAGCCTGGCCGACTATCAGGTGCAGCTTGCCGCGGCCGCCGCGGCGGCCGCGTCCGACCGCAGGGTGAAGACCGCGATCCGCAAGGTGGGCGCGTTCGCCGACGGCCTGGGGCTTTACGTGTGGCGCTACATCACCGGCGGCGGCGACCATATCGGCGTGATGGCCGACGAGGTCGAAACGCTGCGACCCTGGGCGCTGGGACCGGAAATCAGCGGGTTCAAGACAATCATCTACGGGAGATTGTGACATGCTTTTCAGCAATTTCATTTCCAACCGCGCGCGGCCGCGAACGAGCGCGGACGACGACACCTTCGGCTTCGCCAATGCGGGGCCGGGCATTGTTCCCGGGGCGGGCGTTCCCGCCGGCACCGCGTCGCCGACCCAGCCTTCGGGCCAGGTTCAGGCCCCGCAGCGGGGGCGAGGCTGGTTCGGCGAGGATGGGCGGCTGCGCGAGATCGGCGCGATGCTGCTGACGGCGCAGGGCAATCCGCTGGGCAATGTGCTGTTGCAGCAGCGCCAGGACAAGGTCGAAGCCGTTCGTCGTCAGCAGGCGGACGAGACCAGGCGGCAGGCCGATTGGCAGGACTGGCTGATGCGCGAACGCTGGAAGCGCAGCCACCCGGCCGGGTTTGGCGGGGATGAGTCCGGCGGCTGATGACGCCGGCCGGGAATGAATGACGGGCATATACGGCGCAAGGCGAACCTGATTGCGGGTGATTCAGCGCGTCGGCAACAAGGAGGTAAGTATGGCGGGACGTTGGGACGAATATGGTTATGGCGACGGTGCTCCAAGAGGCATTGGCGCGCCTAATCCTTTTGCACAGGCGCGCGCTGACGAAGCGGCGCGTGCGTGGCAGGAAGACGCGATGCGTCGGCAGATCGAAGAGCAACGCATGCGGATGGAGGCCGAGGAGCGTGCGAGGCAACTCGATGCCGGGGGCTATTTCGATGACGGCGGCAACTGGGCTACGGAAGCCGGCCTCTCCCGGACCGCACAGTCCGATGTGGGTGGATTCGAACCGTCATTCGGCCGTGTCCCGCTTTCTCCGCAACGGCAACGTCAAGCGGGGCCTGCCGCCGGTGCGGCACATCGCCTCGGGCCGGTTCCCCAGAGGGTCGACAAGACCATATTACCGCGGATGGAGGCATTGCAGGCTGACCAGGTCGGAGTTTCGCGTGACGGCTATCAGACGATCAACGATCCGGCACTGAAGGGCGTCAACGCACAGATCAGGGCCATGATCGAGGCTGGCGCCTCGGCCGCAGCGGTGAGAGCCTATGCGAAGAGTGTCGGCCTCGGTCCGAACCTGAGGAACCTGGATGCGGCGGTCTCCTATCGGCGCCGGAACGGCCGATATGGCGGTCGCGTCGATGTCGACGACAAGACCGTTCCAGTGAAGGGTGTGCGCAAGGTTATCGGCAAGATCTCGGCGTCGCCGGTGGGGGCCTATGGGATCGGTGCGCTGGACGCGCTGAGCTTCGGCACGGTCGACAATATCGCCGGGATGGCTGGCGGCGACGCGGCACAGACGCGGGCCAAGATGCGGGCGCTCGCGGCCGATCATTCGAATGCGACGGCCGGGGGGCAGATCGTCGGCGGCACGCTCGCCGCGATGCTCGGTGAGGCTGCGCTTGCGAGGGCCGGCGTCGCGGGCGGCACCAATTTGTTCGCCCAGCGGGCATTGGCATCGGATGGCCTCTATGGCGGCCTCTATGGTGCCGGCTCGAACGACGACGACCGTTTGAACGGTGCGCTGCGGGGATCTCTTGTGGGTTTGTTGGCGGGCCGGGTCGGCAATGTCGGGCGTCAGGGCGTACGTGCCGGCGCGCTCGGCCTGGGCGACGCTAGCGCCGGCTATCTGGCGCGGATGGGGATCGCGATGCCCGCGCGACCGAGTTGGCTTCCGGCCGGCCGCATCAACGGTTTTGGCGAAGCCGCGGCGGACCGGACGACCAGCTATCTGACCGGCAGCGAAATCCTGAACGGACTGCGCGTTGCGCGCGAGCAGGAGGCAGCACGAGGCTTGTCGGCGGGATTGTTGGACGCGCCGGCCGCGTCAACGGCAGCGAGCTTCGCGGGGGCGCCACTCGCAAATCGTTACCGGAATCCGCCCACGGCGGCTCGTGCCGAGCCGCAAAGTTCCAAAGCGGTCGCGCCGAAGCGGACTCCGGCCGCACCCATCGACGCCAGGAAGCGCTTGCGGCCACCGATCGATCCGAAGACCGGAAAACCGTTCCGGTTCACACCGGCGCCGCCTTATCCCGGGGCGCCACCGCCCCCGATCGATCCTGCGACGGGGGAGCCGTATATCTTCACGCCGGCGCCTTATCGCGAAACGTCGCGGCCGAGACCGACGCAGCCACCGTCGACCGACGTGGAGCGATTTTTCCGTTGGTTGCAAGGATTTCCAGAATAAAAGGTGATCGACAGGACTGAAAATCGATCAGCCTCGCTCGATATCGTTCGCCAGTGTCTATCGCGGCGATGGTTTCGAGTACAGTTTATTCTGAAGCAATGAGAGTATTTGCGAAACATTCATTCAATTGGTACTTTATTTGATGATTATTCTGATTGAATGAATGCCAGTTGGCATTCGTTTGGTTTGTTTCAGGTATAGGAATGCATCCATGACAGTCAACGTCACAGACTGGTCGGAAACCCCGGCCGGCAATACCACCGTCGACGGCATCAACATCGCCGAGGGCTGCCCCGCAGGCAACGTCAACGGCGCGATCCGCGCGGTGATGGCGGGGGTGCGGACGATGCGTGACGACATCCCCGCGACGGGCGATTTCGTCACCCGGACCGGCGGCGTCTTCAACGGCAACCCGATCTTCAACGGCCGCGGCGGCTATCTCCATTTCAACGATCCCGGCCTGACCGCGGGGCGCATCTTCGTCCAGCCATCGGGTGCCGCCACGCCGGCGATGGCGAACGGCGATATCCTGCTGGAATATTGAATGGGCATGATCGTGCGCGCCGGCGGCGCGCCCCGCGCCGTCGCCGCGATCACCGTTCGCGTCGGGGGAATTGAGCGCGCCGTCCGCACCGCCAGGCTGATGGCGGGCGGCACGCTGCGGACGGTGTGGACCTCGGCCCCGCCGCCGTCGCTGGCGATCAGCCCCGCCTACGCCTTTGCATTCGGCGCCGGCTTCGTGCTGACGACCGGCACGGTGACGGCCACGCCGACCGGCGGCACCGCACCTTTTGCTTATGCGTGGACGATCCTGTCCTTCGACGACACCGAACCGGTAATCACCAGCCCGACCTTCGCCAGCACGCGCTTTTCCCAGCCGATGCTGTCCGACGCAACGACGGCCACGTTTCGCTGCACCGTCACCGATAGCCTGGGCAACACCGCGTCGGACGACATCATCGCGACGTTCAGCCGTCTCTATTGATAGGAGGCCGATCTTGTTTCACTACATCAATAATTTCGAGGATCTCGCGACCGGCAAGGTGGTGACATCGATCCGGATGCGTGTGCTCGATCCCGTCAGCGGCGACCAGATCGCGATCTATGCCGACGAGAACGGCACGCCCTACACCGGCAATGACGGCGTCGAGACCGTCACCGCAAGCGTGAACCCGAAGGGGCGCGTCGATTTCTGGGTAACCGACGGCAGCTGGGATCTGGAGATCCTCGGCAGCACCGGCGAGCAGATCGATTATATCCGCAAGATCAATATGGTGGGTGATATTAGCCCCGAGGCCGCGGCGGCGAAGGTTGCGGCCGAGACAGCACGGGACGAAGCGGTTTCGTCTGCCGCCGAAGCGCTGGAATATGCCGGGGTCGCAACGGATGGAGCGCTGCGGGCGGAGGGGGCGTCCCAATATCGGGTGAGCGTCGCTTATGCGACTTATGCGGCGCTGGCGGCGGTCACGGGAACGGGCGGGCAGTCGGCGGCGGTGTTCGGCGATGTGGCGACGCACTCTGATCCTGTGGTCGGCGGAACAGTGGCGAATGTTGGCATCTATTCCTACTCGGTCTCGCCGGCTGGCTGGCAGCGCGTTGCCAATCTGGAAGCGGCAGACGCGGCGTATCATGCCGGTCTTGCGGCGACTTCGGCTGCATCGGTCAATGGCCCGCTACTGACCGCGCGTGTCAGTTCGCTGCTCGGCACCGCGGACACCTACACCACGATTTCTGGCGTTCCAGCCGCCGCGACGATCGCGATCACCGCCAACCAAGCTTATGAGGGCTGCGCGATCGACGCCGGTACCGACATTACCGTGGGAACAGTCATCGATTCGGTG